TGAGGGGGTCTCGGCGTAGGTAGTAATACCTAGGCTAAGAGTCTCTAGCACAGAGAAAACTGTGTGCTGTTTCGTTCACCCATAACTACGGCTTAAACTACCGTAGGCTGGTGGATAAACAGGGACGTTTCTGGGCCTCACAGCCGCGCGGCCTCAGGCCCCCTAGACGTTAGTCGCGAAAGCGACGCGTCTCACCATGGGGGTTGGAGGACTAAGCCCGCGATTATGATGTTAGGAGCAATCCTAGCATCTCTTTCTGTGGGTATCGGATGGAGATAGTCGGGGGGGATTCCATCCCTCCCCGATGCCTCTATTTGGACTATCGTCCACGGTTTGCATCCCGACACTCCCTGTCACTCCCTGCCCGATTTAGCCGCCAATCTAAATAGGCATAGTGATATAGTGTCGGGCTCTGCATATGCCGGAAGACATCGAGCTTCGGCTCTAGTCAACGACATCGCGAGGTTATCATGAGCAATACCAGTGGCAAGAGGTTTCTGAGTTTTCGGAACCCCTATGACGAAGTTACCGGTGTAATCGATGAAAAAGATTACAGGTCCGGCTCGTCCGTCAAAGACTGGCAACAGCGCATGATCCGTGGGCTTGATTGCTCGACTCCCTTTTCTCGAAGTACCCGCAAGGTGACTTCGAAGGGTTTCGGCAATTGGGCTTGGCAATGGAGGGACCGTCCAAATTCACTGTTCCCTTGGACAGTTAGGACGGCCTATGCGACAGGGCATATCGCCCCGCTCGCCTTTGCCTACTCGGTCACGGTTCCTACGAACATCGACAACGACGCCAAATCGCGGTTTATCGACCGTCTTTATGGTGTGCAGCAATCGATGGACGGGGGCGTAGCCCTCGGCGAGATTCGTGAAACGTTGAATGGACTGCGCCACCCCTTGAAATCGCTCCGCGACAGCATGGGAACCTACTTGCGTCTCTCTAAGAAGAGAGGCCAGAAGGCAGCCCGTGATGATCGTAGGCGACGTAAAGGTGGCAGTAGTCAGAGGACCCGTCGTCACGCCGTTGTAGACGCGTTGACGGGTACATATCTCGAATGGAAATTCGGGATACAACCTCTTATCCTTGATATCCGGGATCTAACAAAAGCTCTCGACAGAATGTCGGGTCGCTTGTGGACTCTCGAACGTATTAAGGGAAGTGCCTCCTGGACTGAAGTCGTGGCGGACAACTCCGTATACGAGAACAGTCAGTGGGTTTTGGCCGGCGCCGGTTTGTCCGGGCCTACGCAAATCGCGCAGGTAAAAGCTCGTCGGTCAATAGTTGTCCAAGGAAAGGTTACCTACTCTGGTGCAGTAGCGTTGGAGAGTCATGAAACCGAGCTCCGTAAGGAAATCGGTCTGGCTCCCAACAATTGGCTACCCACCGTGTGGAACCTCCTTCCTTGGTCTTGGGCCATAGATATGGTCTTTGACGTAGGGAGTGTGCTCAGAGCACTTTGCGCCCCGTACAGTAATGTGCGTTGGTGTAATCAGGCAGTCCATGTTGTTGTCACGGAAACGTGGTCAACAGCGGGGCTAGTCACTAAGACATTCTCAGAGACTCCCAATCGGGAGAATCTGGGTCTCACTAATGACTCTCCTTCGATTATCGAGATAATCACGGAAGAATACTCCCGGATACCCTTCGAGGCATCCTTGTGGACGTTTGTTCCGCGATTTACCCTGAACATACCAGACCCTGTCAAGATGTTAAACCTGACATCTGCAATCTGGCAGTCTCGGGGCGTTTCTAAAACGCTCGATTCCGCTATTCGTAATGGATAGCTGCCCTGAAAGGAATCCTCCTTAGGGGAATATTAGTAAGGAAAAACTCATGTCAGTTACTCTGACCTCGCCTATCACTGGTAGCGCCCAGACTGGTCTTACCAGTCCGTCAGCGACTATTGTGGCTGACCGAGGGCCTGATGCTGCAAACAGCTATCAGGTAGCCGTTACGACCATGGCAGGACACGCGTCCATCCGTGGCTCGTCGACAAGTGATCCGTTTACCATCACATACTTCCGGCCGAGAGTCGTCCAGACTCTCATTGGGCTGGCTGTGACGGTTGCAGGTCTCTATGGCAAAGTTGGTGAGAATGTTCACCGCATGCTAACCCGAAAGGGTGTAAACATTGCGGCAAACAACTTGCCCAGGTTGATGACTATCGAAACAATCGCCCGTATTCCTGCGGGCGCCGATAGCTACGACCCTGTCAACGTGCGTGCTGCCCTTTCTGCCCATATCGGAGCGCTTTCACAGGCTTCGTCGGGCTGGGGTGATACGCAAGTTACTAACGTCCTGTGAAATCCCGAATTCGGGATTCATTTGGATGGTGGGTTAAGATTGTGCTCTTGGTTCTCCTTGCCCTCGTGGCAATCCTTGGAGGACGGGACGCAGTCAAAAGTTTCAGAGAGTCGGTTCGCGACGCTTTGATAGCGAAGGAATCGGCCTAGAAATCTCTGACTCATCGATCCCAACGAGGGGTATGTTATGCTACTAGATGGCAACGCTCTTTTAGGAAAAGTCATACAGGATCTCACCAATCAGGATCTTTATCCTGTCACTGGGGAGTTCGGGCTCTCGCCACGTCATGTGGCCTCGAAGCTTTTGGTGGATAATCTCCTAAAAAAGTTTCCTGACAACGTCTCTGAAGATGCCGATGAAAAGGCATTGACAAAATTCCTACAAGTCAATAAGGCTTGTGAGGAGTGGGAATTGTCAGAAAAGAGATCACTAGTCGAGGATGTTATCCTCGGCGAGGTGAGGGATGCACTATATCAGTTTTGGTTTCGGAAAGGCTCCTTTAACCCCGAAGAAGGGTGGGTAAGCATGACTGAGACCGGCCTGGTAGAGAATCCGTACACCCTCCTAATAAGGGGGCGACTCGGACCGGGTGCAAGCCTTATGGCGGCCGGTGGCGACTTCTATTCGAAGTTGTTCGCCGGAACGCTAACTTGTACCAAGCCTGTCTTGTACGCTATGTACAAGCACTACGTATCGAAGCTTCCGCTATGGAGAGACGCTGAAGAGCGTAGATCCAAGGACTGTGAAGTCGTCGTAGTGGACTATAATCGCATTTCCTTTGTTCCCAAAGACAACACCGTAAGCCGTACGATTTGTACGGAGCCATCGCTGAACATGTTTTATCAGCTTGGCCTAGCTACGTTTCTTGAAGAACGTTTACGAGTTTGGGGGATTAACCTCGAGAGTCAACCCTTCCTTAACCGGAAGATGGCTCTCCGGGGGTCCGCCGACGGTAGTTTTGCTACTATCGATTTAAGCTCGGCTAGTGATAGTATGTCTCTTAAGATGCTCAGAAGCATGCTCCCGAAGCAGTGGTATGAACTACTACTGCTTCTGCGTGCTAGCAATACTGAGCTTCCGGACGGGACGAAGGTTCCGCTGCACATGGTTTCGACCATGGGCAACGGGTTCACCTTCCCGCTGCAGACAATACTGTTTAGTGCTGTCGTGCGTAGCGTTTACAAGGTCATGGGCATAAGGCCCGTGGACGGCAAACTTGGCCGTACCTGGAGCGTTTTCGGTGACGACATTATCGTGGTGGCGAAAGCCTTCACGACGGTGTGTCGGGTGCTGAACCTCCTTGGTTTCTGCGTAAACGAGAAGAAGTCCTTTAACGAGGGCGACTTCAAAGAGTCCTGCGGACTTGACGCCTATAAGGGCGTTGATGTCCGGGCTGTTTATCTTAAAAAGATAAACAGACAGGTTACTCACTACGTAATCTTCAACCGACTCCTCGGGTGGGCTAGCGCCCATTCCGTTGAGTTGCCCAGTACCTTCGGCTATCTTCTCCAAATAGGGCGGTGCCTTCGGGTACCGCTCTGGGAGAATGATGATGCCGGCTTCAAGACTCCACTAGATCTCTGTGGGCAGGTCAGCAGAAATGCTAATGGTTCGTTTGTCTATCGAAAGATGGCGGCGGATCCTCCTGTTCTGAGGTTTGTGGATGGGTTTGTAAAGTTGCCTAAGGGTCGCCGGTGGAGGTTTTACAACCCTGCCGGTCATTTCTTAGCAGCTTTACACGGTTGTTGTAACAAGGATGCCATATCGCTACGTCCGTCCCAGGATGAGGCGGTTAGGTATCGACAGAGGACAGCTATCGCACCCAATTGGGGGCGTTGGCTGCATCAGTCGCCAGAACTGGCGATTGATGACGCGTGGCTGACCACCACGCTGA